GTCGTCGTACCCTTCGACGGTCTCGACGTACTGAGCCGTTGGCTGGTCCTCCACCACGATGGTGATCGTGGTCGGATTGCGGTTTGTCGGGAACTGTTTGTCGTCGTCATCTTCCAGGTAGCCGACAGTTTGGTACTGCTGCTCACCGCCGGAGGACGTGAAAGAAGTCACCTTCGAGATTTGCGTCCAGCCGGACACCGGGATCACAGAGCCAGCGCCTGCACCGACGGTGTATTTGTCGGTATTGGTCGTGTTGAGACCGGCCAGAGCGAAAGCATCAGCAGTAATGCCGGAAGCCTTTACTGCGCGGTCGTTGATCAGCGCCCAACCAGAATTGATCAGCAGGACGTCACCGTTTTCAATGCTGTGCCCTACAGACGCAGCGACTGGCGATTTCGCATTGGTCAATGCGGTGAAAGCGACTGCGGAGCCCATAACGCTGGCAATCTCCAGCACAGCGCCGTTCGGCAGCGGGAAGCGTGCGGCCATGGTGTATTTCCTCTTGAGTGCCCGCCTGACGGCGGTAGGTTATGCCCCAGCGGGCGGTTGGTCTGCGACACCCAGATAGGTGAAGCTGGCCGGGACCGTGTAGGTCGCCGACTCTGTGATAGTGGGTCCCTGATCTACTGGCTCAGTGATCAGGCCTTCGAAACCGTTACGGGTCAGAGGTGTGTCGACGCGGAACAGCCGGGTCAATTCGTCAATAAGCGTCTCGGCGGTGGCCAAAGCCTGGCCGGACGGACAAACGATGCTTACCTGATAAACACCGGCGTACTCGTAGGCCTCCCCGCCGAGATAGCGGCAGGTGGTGCTGGCTGGAAGTTGAAAGGCTCGGAGGTAGGTTTCAGAAGAACCCGGAGTGAACGGTTGATTTGGGTAGGCCACCCTTATCGGGCGCGCAGCCGCCCATGCGGCCAGCTTCGTTTCGATGGCCTGACGGGCGCGTGCGTGACTCATACTTGGTTGTTCCTGATGGCCTCCAGCACGATCTGCTGAAAGCGAGCCACAGTTACCCGAACCATGCCGCCGGGGGCCTGGGTTGAGTGGCCGAACTCCAGCGGGATCGCGTAGGGCAAGTTGTTGATGATGTAGGCCATTTGGCTAGCGGTGAAATCACTCATCGCGGCAACCATTGCAGCGGTGGTTTCGGCGCCGCTCGGGTCAACCTGATCAAAGGTGACGCTCTCTACCACGCCAAGCGATATGTGCCAGTTCGCCCGGAACCGGCCGCCGACGTAGCCTTCGGGCGCCTTAATGTCCATGCCGTCGTTGAGCTTGCGGCCCTTCTTGAGTCTGCCACCCTTCGTGAGGTTGGCCGGATCACTGCGCAGTGCGCTGTTGTGATCGTCGACGGCCTTGTTGTACTGGGTCGCCACAGCGTTCTGCGCCCAGATCTCCGGATTACCCACGGGAGACATGCGGATAAGGCTGCTGCCAACCTCGATGATGATCTCGCGCACACTGGCGTCGATTGCTTCACTGGTCTGGGCGGCGAACTCGGCCAGGCTCAGGGCGAAACTGCCGGACTGGCCAGCGCCTGCCCGGCTCATGACCGTACCTGCAGTTCATACAGGACGGGCGTGCCGGCGGGGTTCACTTCTTTCAGCGGCGGAACGATTGACCAGGTGCGGCCCTGGACCACAACTTTGTCGAGTAGGCCGGGGACCCAGGCCAAACCCTGCGCGGCGATCTTGAGCTTCTTGTCGCCCTGTTTGATCAGGCTGTTGTTCTGGAATTCTTGGCCGGTGAAGTCGAGCAGGATGCCCTGGGCAATTTGCTTGACGGTTGCGCCTGGCGCTTCGCCGCCCGTCTCCGGGTCGTACTCGCCCGGTTCCGTCTTGCTGATGGTTACGGGCTGACCGAACTCCGCGATCATCTCCAGAGCCATCACGGCCATTTCATCGTAGAAGGTGGCCATGATTTCTCCAGAGGTTTCTAGTGGGTAAAGTCTGATTTCTTTAAAAAGAAAGCACGCAAATATAGAAGAGCAAATGCGGGAATTGCCGCCGCAGACAAAACAATCAGCCAGTTGCTGTGGCTATCGTCGTAAAACTTGTACGACATAACCGCCTGAAACAGTGCAATCAAAGGCAGACTGCATAACGCAATCATTCGTCGCCTGCTTCGATGCAAACCTTGGTTTCGCACTGATACGCTAAAAAACAGAATCAGCCACAGAAAAAACCACTCTGTGATGCCTGTTAAAATCAAAGCTAGTGAAATTAGATCTACGAGCAAATCAACTATCTCCATCCATCACCAGGCCAGAATATTGAAGATCGTTTCCAGGTGCCCATTCTAGGCCCTAACGGCAAATAGTCCGCGCCGCTGCAAATAGTCGGAAAACTGCGTAGCACTGGGTCGATCAGGCGCCGCTGGCAGCAGTCGGCCGCTGGTGTTCGGAATAGTCGCGTACTCGCGAGTCACCGCGCCTTCGACACGCTCCAGCGTTACCGCGCCTTTGCGCTTCTCCACCGGGTCGATATCGTCCTGATGAATCTCGGCGGCCAGGGCCATTTGGCCGTACTGGATGCGCGCTGGCAGGTAGTTTTTTGGCTTGATCTCGTGATCGAGCAGAACTTCCCGGCGCGGCCAGGACAACGCCTGCTCGCTGCTCATCTTGCGCCCCTTCCACGTCATGCCATCCATCGCCAGAGCGGCCCGTCGCAGCAGCGCTTCCTGCTCGGGAACACCTGCAGGGATGACCGTACCGAACTTCACGGCATACAGGGCCAGATCCTCGACGCTCGCGTAGCTCTCGGCGTCAGGCTTGCCGGTGCCGTCCTCGATGATTAGTGTCATGCGTCAACTCGCTGGAATGGTTTGTAGATTGGCCGCCGGATCGTCGACAGCCAGCAGTATTACTCCTTGGGCAGGTCGGCTACGAGCCTTTCCAGGGATTCTTTCGAGGCATTGGCCCGGTACTGGACCTTGGCCTCATCGAGCTTTGCTTTCAGCGCCGCGATTTCTCCAGCCTCATCAGCCGGCGGCGTGACGGCGGTCTTCTTCAGCGCTTCGATCTCACCGCGCAATTCGTCGATCGTCAGGAGCAGGCCGTCACGCTCAGTGGTCAGTTCACCAACCGAAGCATGAACGGTGCCCAGCACTTCAAACAAGCGCAACGCCAGCTCGCCTGACTCGGGACGGTGAATCTCACCAGAATCCAGGCCATCAACAAGGTTCTGGATCGATCCATATTCAGAACGCAAAGCCGCGATAACTTTTTCCAGTTCGGCCTGGTTGGCGGCGCCAACAATCTGCACACGCTTGGCCTCCTTCACCGACACGTCGATACCGGCCGCTTCATACCCGTTGACGACTCTGGGCCAATCGCCGATTACCAGCACGCTGGTCACGCCGGCTTCGGGCTTGTCGAAGTGTTCCGGATTGCGGTACCGCTTCTCCGGGTCGAAGCCGCTCAGCTGGTTGCTGTAAGTCAGTTCCATGTGTTTCTCCAAGGCGGCCGTCGCCGACCGCGCGTTGAGTTTGAGGCTTAGCCGCCAGTTACAGGAGGTGTTGCAGTGAGCGTGATCATTACGCCAGCGGTGACCTTGTTACTGCCCGCATGCTTGACCCAGTTGGCAGCAGAGCCGACTGCGGCCAGGGTTGGGTTGGAGCCGCCGGTGGTTGCTTTCCAGCTGTAACCCAGGACATCAATGTTCACGGTGCCTTCAGCGCGGTAGCCGATGCTCAGGTTCTCCTCGTCGTTCACTTCATACGAACGGAAGCCTGGGGCCTGCGACTCGGTAATGGTGACGGCGTTTGGCAGCAAGCCAAAGATAACGTCCGCCGGTGCGGTGTCAGTCACCAGCACAGGCTTGCCCAAGGTGCCAGGCAGGCCGCCGTAGATCACGACACCAGCCTCTTCGTAGATCTTGTTGGTGATGGCTTCGTCGACGATGTCGAAGTAGGCGCTGGAGTGCATGACCCACAGTGCGATGCGGCCGAACTTGTCGCCGAACTTGCGCATGCCGCGAGTCAGGGTCTTCTTGCCATCGGTTTCGATGTTGGCCGAAACCACCATGTCGGCGTTGGAGCCGATGGCAGCACGCAGACCAGCAGTTGCGTATTGGATGAAACCTTCCAGGGTCGCGTCAGCAACGTCGGCACCAACG